GACAACAGGTGTGTGATCACATAGCCAGACAAGCCGCCAAGTGCTGCAATGGTGGCTAAGTAAAGCGTAAAGAAGTCTGACTGTGTCACTTCTTGATGCCCATAGAAGGATCATTAGGTGAAAGGTAGCGCAGTACAGGTGGAAGGATTGATGCAATACCAGCTGCGATGAGTGCCTGTGGGTCTGTGACCCCAGCTGCATACATTGAGATTGCTGCTACTAAGAAGGCTCTAGCCCAAGATCCTGCTGCTGTCTTTAGTTCATTCATTCTTTTGCTCCTAACATAGGTACTTGAAAAAAAGCCCCAGCATTGTCAGCTTCTTTCTTAAAGCTGAAATGCGCGTGTTTGATGTGTTTGTTAGATCCTGTGTACTTGCGCCACTTCCAGTTAAGGATGCTGGAACAGATCCGCCCATCAAATATGATGTAACTGATTCGCTTCTCTGACTTAGACTTGCAAGCAAGACGAACCTGATCGACAATGTCTGGCATAAGGTCTGGCTTCCCGCCTTTGTGTAAGTCGCGGTCGATGTCAATGGCACGAACCCACCCTTGCTCATCTGGATTATGATCAGACTTGCGAGCAGAGTGTCGGGTATCACCAATCCACCCATCCGAAAGCCGATCTCTATCTGGGAAGGTGTCATCAAACTGTTCCCGAAACTGTTTAGCAGCCTTACTTAGTTGCGGCTTCATCGATTACAATCGGTGTGGATTGTTCCGCTTTATGCTGGCACATTTGGAAACTCCGCTTCATCTGCTAATCCACCTTGTTCTGGTAAATCGCGCAAGGCTTGGCGATAAGTTGCCCACGCGGTTTTATCTACTGGGCTATCCGGTAACTGTGTCCAATCAGATTGAGCAAGTTTAGCGTTACGCCATAACTTTATCTGTTCCCATTTTTGTTCATTGGTTGCATCTGGGTAAGCTGGATGAAATTGAAATGTCATTTTATGCCGCCTCGTATGTCATACGGACAGTAATTCTGTCCAGATTTCCCCAAGTAAAAGGAACGGTAGAACTTATTCCATTTTCGAATCCGTAAGTGCCAGCAGTTTGAATAGTCCCTAAATAAAAATTGCTGGTGGTTTGTAATGCAGTTGTTCCGGGATAATTGCCCACTCCGTACCTTCCAAGAGTTACTGTTCCTGCGCTTGTGTAACTTCCCAATTTTGCGGTAACTGGTAATCCAAAAACGACTACGGCTGTAATTGCTGAAGTTGTACCGAAAATAAAATCAATTTCGAGATTTACTAATTTTCCAATTTGTTGATAACGAGCAGTTAATGTGCCATTTCCGACTGTCAAACCTGATGGCGTAACTGTGTAAGCAGCCCACGGATATTGCTCTGTAGCAGTTTTCCAATCCAAGCCTGTTGAAGTGGAACTATCTGCTACGAGTGTCTCGCCATTATTGCCTACTGCTAGGCGATTTACTGTGTCGGCAGCTGTGCCTGCAATCAGGTCACCTTTAGCATCTACAACAGTTTTAGCAACCATTGTGCCCATTGTTGTGTCAATCGCATTGCCTAGTGTGCGAATGGCTAACGCACCATTTTTTACAAGGTCGGTATTGTCTGGCTCTGGCCAGCTATAAATCGGTGAGGTTGCCATTTAGTTTAATGCTCCTGTCGCGTTATTCCATATAAGTGTACCATTTGTGGTTGCCCATGTGATTGTGCTAGGCGTGACTGTATCCCATTGTGTCGTGGATAATGAGAATTCTGTTGCTGAGATGTAGAGGGTTATTTCAGTAAAACTAGGTGTTGCCCGTAATGCCACATTCTCAACAAAGCCATCGAAAGTGCCACCCAGCAAGTTGCTAGGTAGGTTACTAATAAGCATAGGCTGACCAAAATAAACCCCTATAAGGCTATCCAGCATTGCAGTTGGAATGTCTGGATTATCTAGACGAAAGGTAATAGCACCAAGTGAGGCTTTAGGTACGCTTCGCAGATTAAGCTCTCTAGTGGCGATATCGGTAATGTCTGCAAGGTTCTTGATGTTAGAGTCAAATGAACGCTCAAAAAGTCCATAAGAGGCTATAGAGTCTGCGCTAGAGGTACTGTATGTGCTTCCGTATCCTGTGGCGTAGCGATAGATAAGGCTGTTACGGATGCGAGCAGTCTGAGTTGTTGAGCTGATAGAGGTAGGTGTTGCATATGCCCCATCAAGGAAAGTGTAACCATTTGCTGCAAGGTCGTTAGATCTATGGTCTGCGTCATCATATGAGACATTCCCGTCCTTTTCCTCATGGATCTGACCGAGTGCGCTATTGGCAATCTGATCAGCAAGGGTCTGAGACTTAGCAGAAGCATTAGCAGCCAAAGCAATCATTGTGTAGAAACCTGTGTCAATAGTGCCTATGTAAGACTCAGCCTCATCCCATGTGGTAGTTGCTGGATATGTATCCCATGTAACAGTAGGTGTCACTTCATTCCAGTTGAGATTAAGAGCTGCGTTCAGAATGTCTGCGATCTGTTCGCCGTCTAATTCCTCAACAAGGGCTGTGTTATACACAGCCTTCACTAGTTTAGCAAGTGAGCCAATGCCTAAAATCGTGCCTGTCGTGATGTAGCCGCTTTCTTCTGGGCTACGCACACCGATGTTAAAGTCTGAGACTTCGCCACCGAATACAGTTACATAAATGCCAGAGCCATTCTTTAATTCTAAAGTGATTGGCTCTGTGACATTGATGGTAAATGGCGCATTGTTCGTATTGATAATCTCTACTCGGCAGTAACCTGCGGTAGGTTGGCGATCAATGTCTAAGCGACCAGATGCAAAAGAAACAGAAGTAACAGTCGTATAGACATCATCACCAACTGTTACTCGCCACTCTGGAAGCCATGTCATGCGATTGTGTAGCCTCTCAATGTACCGCGTGTAGCTGCGTCTGTGAGGACTTGATCGATTGCTTCTGCAATAGCGTTAGGGTCACCAATGCCTGTGTTCACAGTAATGTTCACACCTGCTGGCACTTGTCGCCCTGTGCCGTTAGAGCCTAAGCCCACGCCAGAAGCGCCAGAGTCAGTCACAGTTGTAGGAATTTTTGCACCTACAAAAGGTTCATATCCCCCTAGCGTAGCTTGTTGTGCAGCGGTCAATGACTCAAAAGCACTAGCTGCTGTTCCCTTAAAACTTTCCAATGCTTTGGCTACTGATGCGTTAGAAGGTGCAACAGATGCAGTCATGCTAGGGATCTTGATCTGTCCTAGTAATGCAATAGCGTCTTTAAGATTTTGTAGGTTGATTAAATCCTTTGGTAATAATGTGTCAAGAATGGACTTAATGTCCATGAGTTTTACATTCTGCTGACCTAGTACCCCTAAGACCTTTAGATCCTCATTAAGTTTCTTGGTTGCAGCAGTAATGGCTGCTTCATCCTTAGCAGCAATAGCATCTTCAAGGGCAAGGATTGACTGCTTGACATTCAGGCGAGCGGTATCGTTAGCAATCTGCAAGACCTGTGATGCAGTAGTTGCCTTTCCTAATTGCTCAGCCTGAGAGGTTAGGGCTGCTGCAATCTGGATCTTGTCCATGTCAAAGACTTCGCTACCCTTGTTAAGAGCAAGGTTAGCCTTGTCAATTGCAGTAGCAAGTCGTTTGTCCTTTAGGATCTTGGCTTGATTAGCAGCTTGAACACCTGTAAGTTTTGCCATTGCCGTAGCATTCTTTTTAGCAATTGCATCTGCTCGCTGAGTATCCTGTGAGGATACAGTCATTGAGATGTTACCAAAACCTTTACCATCACCGAATAAACCGCCAGATGGAGCAAAAAAACTAGGATTCTTAAAAATGTCTTTTGTGATCTGGATGAACTTTCCAGTCTCGCGCAAAAAGCCAGCCATTGCGTTGGCAGCTCGATCGATCTTACCAATTAAGTCATCAATTGAAGATGAGTTAGATGCAGTCACAAAAGCATCTACTAGACCTTTGCCAATAGTTTCTTTAGCGTTATTTCCTGCAACAGTTAATTTAGCCAGTGAACCTGCATAGGTATCTGCTGCTGCTGTTGCTTGCCCTGCAAAAAGTGTCGATAGGCGTGCTTGGATTTCCTCGAATGATGAAGATGTAAGTTCTGCCCTTGATAGTCCAACGCCTAAGCGACCAAGTGCTTGAGTTTGTCCAAGGTATGCTTTTTGTAAGCTTTGTGAAACCTGTGTGAGGCTCTTACCTGTACCTGCTGAAATGTCTAATGCAAGTCCGAGCAATTCTTGAGACTTGGTAACATCACCTGTTGCACGAAGCAACCGATCCATGGCTGGACGAAGCTCATCATCAAGCACGCCTGTCTGCAATTCGAGCCGAGAGATAAAGCCATTAACTGTGCTGGCATTTGAGCCGTAAGCAAGTCCTAAATTCTTAAGAGTTTGACCTAATGCTCTGGCTGCCTTGTCATCTTCTGCAAACGCCTTAACGGATGCTTTACCGAATGCAAGGATTTGTTTAGTACCGAATGCTAAAAGCAAGCCACCTGCTAATTTTTTGACACTCTTATTAAGTTTATCTGTTGAAGTTTCTGCTTGCTTGAAAGCCTTTTTACCCGTAAATTCTGCGGCAATGTTAATGGCTACATTACTCATGCGGCTCTCCTTACATCTACGATGGCTGTTCTACGATTAAACTTTTGTGTAGTGTTTTCAATAGACTTAAACACGGCGGCATTAGCGCGACCTTGGGTTTTAGCCCATGCTCTAAAGATTAAACGACCCATCATGCGATGATCCCCACGGCGATTAGGTCCATATAGTTGCCCTAAGTTAGAAATAAACTGATTACCTGCATAAGGATTGTTAGAGCGTGAAACACCTTTAGACGCTCCACCTGCTTTAGGTCCGACCCAATCCTGACCTTGACCATTCTTACGACCAGCAGTCTCAAAGATCGCACCTTGCATAGATTTATTCTGAATGCGTATTGCATTAACAAAACCTGCTTTATTAGGTTTTGATGCTGATGTTTTATAGATAATTCCTCTACGGATCTCGGCTGCATCATACTTAGGAAAGCGCGCACCTTTAGAGGTTTCTCGCTTAGCCCAGCCAGACATAGGCGATGCTAACGGCACATAAGATCTAGCTTCATTAACAATAGGCTTAAGAACTGCACCAAGCTCTTTGTTCAATTCTTTTGCTAGATCAGGTGCATAAGTATTCAAGGCTTTCTTAAGAGCGACCGCGCCTACTACCTCTGTTGGCATCGCTCACCTCTTTCGCTTCATCTTTAAGCCCTTGCACTAATGCATCGAGCATGACTTTGTCTAGATCTAACAATTGCTGTGGCGCGATTCCCAACCTAATGCTTAGCCTAGCAATCAGGTAGGTGAATGGAAGATCGCGCTTTAAGCTAAAGGGTCTGAGTCTAGAACCTCGACACTCTTAAGTGTCTCAATAAACTCAATACCGAAAGGCTTAACAGTTTCACCTGATCTGCGTGTGACTTCCCATGCTAACCAATAGACATCGCTTTGCTTTTCTTCATCGCGAAACGCCTTATGGAAGCCCTTTTTAGCGTACATTTCAAAGCTATATTCAACCGCTGGGGTGATCTCGCCTTCTAGTACGCTTCCATCTGTACGAACTATCTTTAGTCTTGCCATGGTTTGCCCCTTTGTTAGTTGTTTAGAATGTGCCTGTTGTGGCTACTGCAACTGTTGAGTTAGCAGTAAATGTGATTGACTGTGTAGCCATATCGCCTACAGCACCATTGATATCTGTAGTGTTATTGACTAGCAATGAAACAGTGTAAAGAGGGTTAGTAGCAGAAACTACTGTCCCCTTTTCCTGCAAGAATACGCAGGTTACTGTTGTACCCCATGCAGCTTGTAGTGTTGCCAATACATTTGCTGATGCTGTGTCATTAAGGAAGTCGATTGTTACAGTTGATGCTTCCAAGCCCTTAACGAACTTGTGTGAAGAATCGCCCATTGCTGTAACTTCTAGCTCATCGAATGTGCGGTTTAGTGTAATGCTTGTAACGTGGTCTGAAAGATCGACAGTGTTAATCTTCACGCCGACCTTGTTGTTTAGAAATACAGCCATGAGATTATTCCT